AAGAAGAAACTTTTGATGATTCAGCAGACAAAGCCTATGTTTCAACATTAGATGGCGCAGGTGTTCAAATTGGTGAACCAGCAGACCGTGTAGTAATTGACAATGGTAAGCCTAAATCATCTGATTTGCCAGTTGTTAAAGCATTTGGTAATGATGAATTAGAAACGCTTGATTTGAGCGTTGGTAACATCGAGAAGGCTTACGAGGCTTTCCGTCAAGAACAACTTGAAAAGTTGGCTTATGACAATCTACAAAAGCAGTTTGAAAACAGATTTACTGCTGAAACTTCTTCAAGAGAAAGCGTAATCGCAAAGGCAAACTATGATGCTGCAAGCGAAATTGCTTCCTTAAAGAACGAATTTACACAACTACGCAAGTCTTTAACTGCTGAAAAGAATACAATCATTAAGGCACAAGAAGAAGCACAAATAACACTCCCAAGTATGGATGAATTGGCTGAAATGGATTGGTCAGAAATTCATAAAATGGTCGGAGGACACTTTTGAGGTGATTTAACATGGCAGGATATATTAACACAATTGCAGATTTAGAAGCACAAACATACGGAATAACAGGCGGAGCATTCGGTAATCAACTATTGAAGGCTGCTGGTGGATTAAGCGGTCTTCATGCAGGACATGATGCGGCTACACAAACAAACCCAACAAGCGGTATTAACGGTAATCTTTACAACCAACTATACGGCCAAAAGGTTTGGTCTATGCTAAATAGAGAGTGTAATGCACTATCAGTTATTTCAAAGCGTCCTTACACTTCAAGCGGTTGGAGAGTTCTTTCAGAAAGACCTGCGGGTGGTTCTGGTAATTCTCTAAGCGTAGGAGTTACAGGCGATACTTCGTTAGATAACCTTGGTGCATCTACTCTTAGAGCAGACCTAATTGGTGGCGTTCCTGAAAATGCAGGATTAAATACTGCAAATGACGGTCTTGGCCCAATTGCACCAACCTATACTACACTATTTACAAGCCCAAAAATCGTTGCTCATCAATTTGATTTCAGCGAATTGGCTATGGAAATGGCGGCAATAGATGATGGAATTGGCGATATTAGAGCGCAACTTCGTGAAGACATGGGTAAACACCATTCAGAAGTACAGAACCAAATGCTTGTAATGCCTTTGGAAAACTATGATGCAGGTTCAGCAGTTGCTACAACTACTGTTGCTAACATTGATAGAAACTATACTTCTCTATACAAGGTTATTACATCAACTGCTGAATTGGCGGCTATGGAAACTGCAAACCTTGTTGGTGATGCAGACGGAACAGCAACAAGTCACATTTACGGCTCAAACCGTGATAGTGGTTCATTCCTTGATTCACAAGTTTCATTTGGTGCTTCTTATGCTTCAAGTGCTGCTCGTCAATTGACTCTAACTGTTCTAAATGACATGATTAGAGACTTAAGAGTTGCTGGTGGTTCACCAAAGGTTATTCTAACCGGATATGATACACTACAAACTCTAAGTGACCTATTACAAGCACAAGAACGCTTTATGGACAGAAAGGAAATTGTACCTACTGTTAATGGAGTTAGGGGTGTAAAGGGTTCAGAAGTTGGATTTAGAGTTTCAACTTACTATGATATACCTTTGATTCCTGTTGCGGCTATGCCATCAACAGGTGTTAATTCCTCTTGTATTAGTGATATGCTTTTCCTTGACACTGACCATCTATGGTTGTCTGTTATGAAACCAACTCAATACTTTGAGGACGGTATTTCTAATGGAAACCCATTTGGTGTAGGTACTCTTGGTAACAAGGCATTGTACCGTACAATTGCAGAAGTCGGTTGTTCCTACTTTAAGGGACAGGGGAAGATTACAAACCTTCTTTGAGGTTTGTTAAAACATATGGAGATGATTAAATATGGCATGGACAACAAATACACTATTTGAAATGAAGATTGAAGGAAACCGTACAATGGTTTTTGGAAAGACAACCACTGATTCAGCAGATGATGATGTAGCAACCGGACTAAGCAGCGTTGATGTGTTTTTACTAACACATTCGGGTTCTGCGGTTGAAGCGGCAGCAGCAGTAGTTAAGGAATCATTACCTAATTCTGACGGTAATATCAATGTTATTCCTACTTCTGGCGATGTTCTTTATTGGTTCGCAATAGGACAGAAGTGAGGTGTTTTAATTGGCACTAGCATATACAGTTACGCTTTTGGCAGACCATAAAGGTTTTACAAAACCAAGAGCAAACGGTGACGAATACATGGTTGATGCGTTAGTTGATGTATCTTCAATAGTAGCGGCTGGTTCAGTAATACCGGCTTCTGCTTTTGGACTATCATCAATTACTGCGGCAGTTATTACAGGACACGATAACGCTAATGGACTACAACCACAGATAGAATGTTCAGCAACAGGTGATTATGAATCTAACAGTTCAATAGCACTGATGTTCACAAGTTTAGACGGAACAAACGCTACTGCGGCAAATGACGCTAACGGTGGTTCAGTCCGAATGCGTGTTTATGGCAACCTTTGAGGTGGTTTGATTGGTTTCAGTCAAACTGTCTGATAATGCTACAGTTTTCGAGACTTCTCTAATGGGTAATAGACTCACTAGAGAAGTCTCGGCTTCTATTAGTATAAATGCTGCTTTAGTTAGATTAGGGGATAAAAACCTACAATTTACTTTTGAAGAAAGCGATAGAGAAGAGTTAATGCAAGTTGACACTAAATTATTTGCTTTACTTACAGGTGAATTAAATACAGAAATACTTACCCACATGCAATTAGCAGATATGCTTTTGCCACCAAAGGTAGTAGTTAAGTCTAAACCTAAGCCTAAACCAAAAACTACAAGCACCAAACCTAAAAAATCTTCTTTAGTTGAGTAATCAACCAATAGGATTAAGAGGGAGAAGCGTTGTAGTAGAATTGAACGGAGAGGATGAAGTATGTCGGGTTGTCGAAGTAGTGGGATTCTTACTGCAAGTGCGTCAGTTTATGCTGGTAGGTGTAAATTAGTTAGTATTCATGCCTGTAATACGGGTGCTGGCGCAGAAACTACTGTTAAAGTATTTGATAATGCTTCTGCCGCAAGCGGTACTGAATTAGCACGAATGGTTCTTGCACCAAATATGGCCCCTGTTGAGTTTGATATGCACGGTGTAATCTGCTTAAATGGATTATACTTAGATATATCAACAGGTTCCGGTACAGGTGCGGCAGTAGCCGTTGAATTTAATTGAGGTGAATTAAATGGCAGTTTTAAATAAAGACACTCGTTTAATAATGACAATCCTTTTTGTTGGTGCGCTTAGTGGTGCTAATGTATTTTTTTATGCTAATTATGGAATAACCTTTCCACATGGAGTATTAGCCCATTCTATTCTATTCGGGCTAATGACAGTTGGCGCAATTATGATTATGAAAGCAGTATTCGATTTAGTCCTTAATGACAGAATTGAAATGTGGCTTCTTGATAGAAAGATTGCGGCCTATTGGGAAAGAAAGGCAAGAGATGAGCAACAAAGGAATAAAATGAGAGATAGTGCTAAACAATACAATACTTCTTTCATTAATCCTTATGCCCAAATGCCATCAGAAACCGATGATAATACCGTTGGTAGTGAATTTTTAGCCGCAACTCTTCAATGAGGCGGTTAAATGGTTCTTGGCGATTTGATGGGTTTATCCGATACTGATTATGTTTATAATCAAAGTCGGGCGCATTCTGCCGATATGCTCTTTTTTAAGATGAGAGCATGGTTTTGGGGTACTTTTGCCACCTTATCTGCTTTATTTATTGGTAATATTATGGGTGTTTTTGATATAAATATAATGGGTTGGCTATTAGATACCTTTTGGCATAGTTGGGAGGTATAACTTTGTCTATGATGACAGGGTTTGCTATCCTTGTAGGAGAGGCATTAATTGGTTTTTATAGAAAAGTCCATGCAATTAACTTTGGTGTTTATGGAGCAACGATGGTAGGAAAAACTACATTAAGTAATCAATTAAGAACAAGAGGCGAAGTACCGCAAGTTAATGAAAGAACAATTGGATTGCATAGAGCATCACGAAAAACAGTTAAAATTGACGGAGACTCTCATACTATAAGAAGTTCAGAT